GATCGACGCCTTGTAGGGCTCGCCGCTGTTGGTCTGTTGCGGCAACAGGATTTCAAACACGCGCATGTTTAAACGCTTCCTTGGCTTGAGCCTCCAGGGTGTCAGGCTCCAGGGTGTAGAGCGATGAGGCTGGAAGGCTCAGGGTTGGCCGGGGGCGGATGTCCCCAGGCATGAACACGGCTTGATGGTCTGTGACCATGGGCCGGTGAACGCGGCTCCGGTGGTAGGCTGAGAGGCGAAGCCCCTTAGCGGCCCAGCGGTTAACGTCTTGCGGTCGGTCGAACCAGCGGCGCGCCTGCGCAATCGAGGCGAAGGCGAACAAGCCGCCGTCTCCGGCGCTGAATGGCCCGAACGTCGTCCCTTGGTAGGGGCGAGCCGGGATGCCATCGGGGCCGGGGCCGGGGCGACGCGGGTTGCGTCCGTCGCGGTAAGGGCTATCGGGCGGCAACAGCGAATGGCCGTTGAACTCCGCTAGATAGACGCCTTCACCGTCCGGCATTTCAGGGTCATTGTTCGCCCCTCCCTTCACCTTCAAGCGGCCATGGAACTCGGCTAGACGCCGTTGCTCCTTTACCGCCTCCAGGTGCTCCAGGTACTCGAAAGCCGCCGCAAGGGTCACGCCCAACGCCACCCCAACGCGCGCCACAGCCTGCCAGATGTGATCGAAGGCGGGCCAGATAGCGGCGATGAGGTCGCACAGGAAGATGACAAGCGCGACGTGGAAGATGGCCCAACGTAGAGTGGGCCGGAAACTCGGAGATATGCGCTTCATGGGATGGTCCGTCGTCTGACGTTCACGCCCCCCGCCCGATTGCGGGGAGCGCGTTTAAACGTCACCTGAAAAAGTAGGCGTCCACAGACCAGCGGCCGGGACCTAAGCAGATCACGACGGCTAGAATGAGGATGTAGAGCACTTCGGGCAGGTACAGGAAGCAATCGAGCCAATCCGCCAGGTTTAGCGGCTTCATCTCCGAGATGCGCTTCAGCCCGTCCACAGTACAAGCGCCCAGGCACAAGAGGATGAGCCCGGCCGCTGCTACCGTGGAGAGACACCCGACTGTCACGCCCAGCCCGCCCGAGAACTCGGCGAGCGGGATGACGTACATTAGAGCCGGGTGATACACGCCATCGGCCTTGAAGGTCTCTTGAAGCGTGAGCCGCCGGGTGGGCGAGCACAGCTTGTGAAACCCGGAGATGGCGAAGAACACCCCAACGCCCAACCGGCATATCGCGGCGGCTAGGTCGGGGGAGGCAAGCCCGTAGGCGAGAAAGGGGACGCTCACGCGCCCCCCTCCTTCGCAAGCCGGACCAGGGACGCGGCGTCACGCGCCCGAAGGCGCGCAAGACCGGGTTCCCAGGTTTCGGCATCGTGAGCCGCGACGCACGCGCGTTCCATGAGGTACGCGGTATTTCTCGGCTCGGCTTTGTAGGTCTCCAGCATTGGGGCCGGAGAACCTTGGCGTAATTGAATTACGGCCATTGGAAGTCCCCTTGTGTGTGAGTGAACAAACCGCCGTTGAACACGTAACGGCCAAGCTCTTGGCCGCTTGTGTCGCTGGCGACTACTGACGCGATGCGCTCGCCCTCTTTCGATTGCTTGCGCGCCGCTTGCTTCGCGGCCTTCAAGTCTGTGCCGAAGGTTCCCCATGCGTCATCCTCCGGCGTCGAGACGCGGAAGGATGCGCTTGCGGGCTTCGGTGCAGGTGAAGGCGCGGAAGCCCGCTCCTTGGCCTTGGGAGGCTTCGGGGCGGGCTTCGGTGCTTCGGCCGGAGGCTTGGGAGCCTCCGGGACCGCCTTGGCGGGCTTCTCAGGCTTGGGAGCCTTGGGAGCCTTGGGCTTCGGCTCAGGCTTGGGCTTGCGCTCAGGCTTGGGCTTCGGCGGGGGAGGCGGCAACGGCTCGTCGTCGTCATCCTCCGGCATCTCGGCGCGCATGATCTCGCCGCTGTGCTCCGGGTTGGGGCAAAGCGGCGGGCCATACTCGGCGAGCCATTTGGCCGCTGTGCGCACCGTGTAGCCGCAAAGCTCACAGTCGCATTTCAGCATCCGCGTGGTTTGCTTCTTGCGCTCGTTCAGGTTCAGACCGCCCGCCGGATAGTCGCCATGTTCCGCGATCCATTGTTTAAACGTCTCGCGCAACGCTTCGCCTACCGTCGTCGCAGTCATCTTCCCTTCAAGGCCGACCGCAACGGCGGGCTGTTTAAACAGCTTGCCGTGTTTCGCCTTCGTGCCGACCGCCGCGTGAATAAGCTCGTGGATGAGAACCCCGAGGATCGTCACGCTATCGGTGAGCCGAGGCGAGATGAACACTTCAAAGTGTCCATCGGTCGAAGCCATGGCGTCCCAGCATTCGCCGATGCGCTTGCCGCGCCCGCCAGTGCTAGGCCACCCGATTGTCACTCTCACACTCTCAGGGACTACGCACCCGACCGCCTCTAGCAGTCGGGCGCATTCGGCGCGGCCTTGTTCAAGCCACGCCTGCCTTTCGGCTGACGTTCCCATAGTGCATTTCTCCAATAGTGGTTGCTGTGTCCCCGAGGTCGCGACGTGCGTTGCTCGGCTTCGCGGGCCTCCCCTTCGCTTACCTATGAACTAGGCGTACCCGATCCGCCACCACTAGCACGCCCCGGTTAACGAGGCAATAACGGATTGAGGCTGTTTAAACGCTTTCTCGCGTTGCCATGGTCGCGAGGTCAACGGTAAGCCATCGCTTACCATTCAGCATTGCCGGGCTTGGTACTCACGCGCGGCTCAAAGGGTGATCGCACAGCGGCAACCACTGTTTAAACGTCGTCGCGACTGGTGCTCAAAGGGTGATCGCACAGCGGCAACCACTGTTTAAACGTCGTCGCGACTGAACATGAGACGCATTCGCAAAAGACCGGGGTGGGGTGGGGCGTACCCCCCGATCCGGCGCGCGTGTAATATCGCCATGACTTCCTGTCGCACGCGGCCGATTTTCAAACGCGCCCCCTCGCAAACATAAGGGGCTTGACACTCCACCCCGCGACGGCTACTGTTTGCAAATGACCCAACTGCTTATCACCATCCCCGAGGAGGGCGACCTGGGACCGGCCATGAAGGCGCTGAGCCCCATGCAGCGGAACTTCATCTACGCCTTGGTCGAGACCGGCGGAAATCCGACGAACGCAGCCGCGGCGGCCGGGTACTGCCAGGACAACCAGGACCCGGAGGCGAAGCGCCGGAACCTCTCCAGCATCGGGAGCCAACTGATGCGGAAGCCGGGGATCGTGGCCGCGATCCAGGAGGAGAGCAAGAAGCGCCTCCTGACGGGCGGCTACCTCGCGGTGCAGAAGCTCCTGGACCTGATGGATCACCCGACCCCCTCCATCTCCCTCCGGGCGACGAACTCGATGCTCGACCGGATCGGGATGGGGGTCACGAGCGAGCACAAGGTCGTGGTCGAGCACACCCGCACCGACCAGGAGATCATCGCGCGCATCAAGGAGTTGGCCACAGCCAAGGGCCTCGACCCGCAACTGTTCCTCGGCCGGAAAGCCGCGGAGCCCATCGACGCAGAGTTCACCCCGGTGGACGACCTCGGAGACATCCTGGCATGAGCAAGCGCAACCGCACCAAAGAGATCGACTACCTCGTGAAGCGCACGGCGCGCGAGCGATGGGGCAACTCCGACCACGGCACCATCGCCCCAACCATGAGCACTTGGCTTACGGTGGGCGCGATCCCACCTGAGTTCCTCGGGCACGTCCTCGAACTGTGGAGAGACCGCAATGGCTAGGAAGCCCAAGAAGGTGTTTAAACGGGTCCGCTGCAAAATCAGCGAGGCGGGCCGGGCTCTGGCCGAAGACCTGATGGTCGAGCTTGAGCAGATCGTGTCGAGCAAGAACCCGTACATCGGCCCGGACTACCGGGCGAACCTGGAACAGATGGCTGACCGGCTGGTGCTCCAGGCGGATCGGGTGGACATGACAGCGGCGTCGCTCGGGCTCACCCCCGAGGAGGCCGAGAACTGCGGGGCCGCCCAGCAACTCAAGCGGCTGATCCAGACAGTCACAGGGACGTGGTATGGCGGACGACCCCAACAGCCCGAGCTTTAGCCGCGCCGAGCTTCTCCAGGCCCTCGAACTTCTGGAGACGATGGATGCGCGGCAACGGTTCCATCGCATCGACTTCTTCACGCCGTATCCCAAGCAGGAAGCGTTTTTCCAGATGGGGGCGGTCAAGCGCGAGCGGCTGCTCATCGCGGCGAACCAGGTCGGCAAGTCTGAAGCGGGCGCGGTCGAGGCGAGCTACCACCTGACGGGTGAGTACCCGGCGTTGTGGGGCGGGCACCGCTTTGACCACCCGGTGCGCATGTGGATCGCGGGCGAGGCTGGGGTGCCGGTGCGGGACATCCAGCAGAACAAGTTGATGGGCACGCCGGGGGTCCTGGCGGACATCGGGACCGGCTACATCCCCAAGGCCAACATCCTCGACGTGAGCCTGGCCCGCGGCGTCACGGACGCCTACGATACCATCCAGGTCAAGCACAAGTCGGGCGGCACGAGCACGGCCAGCTTCAAGAGCTACGAGCAGGGGCGCACCAAGTTCCAGGGTGAGCCGGTGGACTTCATCTGGCTGGACGAAGAATGCCCCATGGACATCTACACCGAGTGCCTGACGCGGACCAACACCGGCACGCGCGGCAAGGGCGGCAAGCTCATCACCACCTTCACCCCGCTGAAGGGGAAGACGGCGGTGGTGGCGCGCTTCATTGATGAGGAGAGCCCCGACCGCGGCATGGTCACGATGACCATTGAGGACGCGCTCCACTACACCCCCGAGCAGCGCAAGGCCATCATCGCCTCCTACCCGGCGCACGAGCGCGACGCCCGCACGAAGGGCATCCCCATGCTCGGCGAGGGGCGCGTGTTCCCCTACCCCGACAGCGCGATCCTGGAGGACCCGCTCACCTACATCCCGGAGCATTGGGTGAAGCTGTGGGGCATCGACTTCGGCATCGCCCACCCGTTCGCCGCGGTGCTCATCCTGTGGGACAAGGACAACGATGTCATCCACGTCCACCACGCGATCAAGTTCAGCGACGGGCTCCCGATCAATCACGCCGCGGCCATGCGCCCAATAGGCGCGGCGGTCCCGGTAGCCTGGCCCCATGACGGCAACAACCGGGAGAAGGGGTCGGGCGAGAGCCTGTCGAAGGCGTACCGCAAGGACCCCTGCAATCTCCTTCTGCTGCCTCAGCACTCGACGTTCCCCGAGGGGGGCTACTCCCTGGAGGCGGGCGTGATGGAGCTTCAGCAGCGGATGACGACCGGCCGCCTGAAGGTCGCCGCGCACTTGGCCTCGTGGATCAACGAGTTCCAGATGTACCACCGCAAGGATGGGCTCATCGTCGCGGTCAATGACGACCTTCTGTCGGCCACGCGCCAGGCGATGATGATGCGCCGGTATGCGCGGGCGGTGCCGCTCGGGGGCAAGTCCCCGAAGCGGTCGAGCCAGCAAGTCGCCGAGGGGCTTGACTTCGACCTATTCGGCACGTAATCTAGCATCGCCCCCACCAACGGCTCCCTCGTTGGTCCAGGGAAAGCGGATACCGCGGCCCTCTCGTCCGCGGAACGGGGGCATTATTCGGAGGGCACCATGCCGCACTTCCTCGCCTTCATCGTGATCTTCCTGTCCGGCCCGGACGGCAAGCCCGCGATCCAGATGACCGGCTTCCAGGCTGCGAGCATGGAGGCGTGCCAAGCGGAGGCCGCCCTCGCCGCGAACTCGATCTCCCAGCGACCGGGCGTGAGTTATGTGTCCGCCGGGTGCGTCGAGGTCCGCAACCCGAAAGAGCAGGCGGCCTAGGCCATGCCCAGCACGAATGTCAAGAACCTGCCAATCAGCCCGGCGGCGTCAGACCTCGGGCTGGGGGACCAGTTGATCCAGCAAATCCAGGATGACGATGAGGAGCGCAAGAAGCGCCTCCTCGCGCAGGCCAACCAAGCGGCCGGGCAGGGTCCGGGTTCGCTGGCCATGAGCCCGGCGGTGGCGTCCCTGATGTCAGGCAGAGTGAGCGGGATATGATCGACGCGCAAGAGAACGATGAGCGGCAACAGGAAATCCTGACCGACATCTTCAAGAGGTTCGCCCAACTACAGGTGTGGCGCAACGTCTTCGCCCAGCAATGGGAGGAAGTCGCCGAACTCATCTTGCCGACCTCGCGCAACACCTTCTATTTCCAGAACTTCAACTTTCCCGGCATGAAGAAGACCGACCGCCAGGTCGATGCGTCTGGCATGATGGCGCTGCATCGCTTCGCGGCGATCTGCGACAGTCTGCTGACGCCGCGCAATATGTTCTGGCACACCCTGCGGCCGGAGGTCGATGACCTGAAGAACGACCGCGACACGATGCTGTGGTTCGAGCAGGTGACGAAAATCCTGTTCAAGCTGCGCTACGCGCCCATCGCCAACTTCTCCAGCCAGAACCAGAACCACTACATCCAGCTTGGGGCGTTCGGCAACGCGCCCATGTTCATTGACCAGGCCCAGGACGCCGCGGGGAACGCTCTGCGCGCCTTCCGCTACAAGGAAATCCCGCTCGGCGAGATGTTCCTCACGGAGAACCACCAGGGTCTCATCGACGGCTTCATCCGCTGGTATCGCCTCACCGCGCGCCAGGCCATGCAGAAGTTCGGGCCGGAGCGGTTCCCGAAGGCCCTGGAGCCCGCCCTGGACCAAGGCAGCGAGTACCCCTACAACTTCCTGCATGTCGTCGCGCCCCGCAAGGACTACGACCCGCACGCGCTCGATCACCGCCGCCAGCCCTTCGCCAGCTACCATGTGAGCGTCGAGGGCCGCGTGCTCATCAGCGAGAGCGGCTACCACTCCTTCCCGGTGGCCGCCAGTCGCTATGAGCAGACGCCAGGAGAGACCTACGGGAGGTCTCCGGCGATGATGGTGCTGCCCGCGTTGAAGACCCTCAATGCCGAGAAAGCCACGTTTCTTAAGCAGGGCCATAGAGCGGCTGATCCCGTTCTGCTTACTGCTGATGATGGTCTTATTGATGGTGTCAGTCTTCGTCCTGGCGCACTTAATAAAGGCGGCGTCAACGCTGACGGAAAACCCCTCGTTACTATCCTCCCCACTGGAGAAATCCAAGTCTCCAAGGAAATGATGGATGAGGAGCGCAACCTCATCAACGACGCCAACCTGGTCTCCCTGTTCCAGATACTTGAGGAGACCCCGCAGATGACCGCCACTGAGGTCATCGAGCGCACGTCCGAGAAGGGCATCTTGCTGGCCCCGACTATCGGCCGTCAGCAGTCTGAGTACCTCGGGCCGCTCATCGACCGCGAGCTTGACCTGGCAGCGCGGATGCACCTGCTGCCGCCCATGCCGCCCGCGTTGCGCGAGGCGCTCGGAGGGTACGAGGCGAGCTACACCAGCCCGCTCTCGAAGGCCCAGCGCGCCCAGGAGGCCGCGGGCTTCATGCGCACGGTCGAGACCGTCAAGGAACTCGTGAACATCACGCAGGACACGAGCCTCCTGGACCCGTTCGACTTCGACACCGCGATCCCGGAGATCGCCGACATCCAGTCGGTGCCGACCTCGTGGATGGCGACCGACAAGCAGATCGCGCAGAAGCGCCAGGCTCGGGCCAAGGCCCAGCAAGCGCAGCAGCAAATCCAGGCCATGCCCGCCCAGGCGGCCATGATGAAAGCCCAAGCCGCGCAGGCGAAGGCCGGACAGGGCCAGCCTGAAGCACCGCCGCAAGGCGGGGGCATGGGTCAACCGGGCGGCATCGGCCAACCCGGCGGCCTGGGTCAACCCGGAGGTCTTCAATGAACATCATCGAGCGGACGCTCGCCTTCCTTAGGCGGCGTCGGCTGGCGTACAAGCTGGCCTTCAATCTCGATCACCCCGCCGCGCAGATGGTCCTGGAAGACCTCCAGAAGTTCTGTCGCGCGAGCGAAGAAATCATCTCAACAGACGCTAGTAAAATGGCGTATCTGGAGGGACGACGCAGCGTGTGGTTGCGCATTCAGCGCCATCTACACTTGACCCCGGAGCAGCTAATGCTGCTGTATGCGGCTCCTAACCTCAGAATTGCAGAGGATGATAACCATGACTGACACCCCCGCCAACGGCGACACGGGTGGCGCACCGGCTGGAGCCGACAGCGCCGCTTGGATCGCCTCTCTCGATGAGGATAGCCGCGGCTACCTCACCAACCGCGGCCTGCATGACAAGCCGCTCGCCGACATCGCCGCCGCTTCGATCAAGGCGCACCGGGAGGCTGAACGCCTGCTCGGCCGCCCGGCGACGGACTTCCTCATCAAGCCCAAGGACGCCTCGGACGAAGCCAATCACCAGGCGATCCGCGATTTCCTCGGGGTGCCCAAGGACGCCACCGGCTACAAGTTCGACGGCCTGAAGTTCGCGGACGGCACCGACCTCGATCCGGCCACTCAGGACTGGCTCCGCGGCGTGGCCACGAAGATCGGCCTGCCCGCCGAGCGCGCGGGCGAGTTCGCCCAGGAGTTCATCAGGTTCTCCGACGCGGCCGAAGCCGACGCGAGCGCCGAGACGACCGCCAAGGTCGAGGAGGGCCGCGCCGCGCTCAAGGCGAATTGGGGGCAGAGCTACGACGCCAACATGGTCGTGGCCAAAAATGCCTTCAGCACCGTGATGCAGGAGAGCGGGCTCACCCCCGAGCAGTACGGCGAGGCCATGACCGCCCTGGAGAACCAGGTCGGCTACAAGGGCCTCATGGAGGTCTTCCGCACCATCGGCCTGAAGATGGGCGAGGACAAGTTCGTCTCCAACGACGCCAAGACGGGCCTGATGACCCGCGATGGCGCGACGGCGAGGCTGAACGAACTCAAGGCGGACCAGGCGTGGGTGACGCGCCTGAACAACGGCGACACCGCCGCCCGCAAGGAGTTCGAGCAACTCACCACGATCATGTCGGCGGACTAGGCCATGCCTTCTTCCTCCGGCGCACAGCATCGCTTCATGGCCATGGCCTCGACGGCTAAGGGCAGAGCGCGGCTGCGCGCCGAGGGGAAGAAGATGCCGCCCCAATCCGTCGCAACGGAGTTCCGCCACGCGGACAAGGGGCGGCGCTTTGCCGCCAAGCTGAAGGGCAAGAGCCATGGCAAGTAAGAAGTTCATCGCGAAGGCGATCAAGCACCCCGGCGCGATGACCGCGGCGGCCAAGCGTGAGGGCGTGTCGAACGCCAAGTACGAGCAGGAGCACAAGCACGACAGCGGCAAGGCTGGCCAGCGTGCGCGGCTCGCGATTACGCTCGGCAAGATGCGCCGCAAGTGAGGGGCTTGACAGCCCCCGGCGCTTCGGCTATCTTCAGCCTGGGTCGCCCCCTCATACGCCTGAAGCCGGTTCGCGCAAGCGTCCGGCGCGTGGAGGGGAGACCTGGGGCTCGCCAGGGGCGGGTGCGTGCGCGACACCGCCTGCCCCTGGTGGACTTCAAGCGGACACACCGTTTAAACGGCCCCGCGTCAGACTGCCCGGCCCCCTTTTGGACACGGCCACGAACCCAACCCGTGAACCCAAGAGGACATCATGTCTGAGAACCTCGTCAAACTGTGGACCACGCAATTCACCACGCTGCTGGAACTCAAGCTCCAGCAAAAGGGCTCGAAGCTCCGTGGGCGGGTCCGCGAAGGGTCGCACGTCGGCAAGCTGGCGTCGCCCATCAACCAAGTGTCCGCGGTCCAATCGCGTGCTCCGGCGGGGCGCTTCGCCCCCATGGCTCGCGTGGACGCCGACTTCACCCGCCGCTGGGTCTTCCCCACCGACCGGGAGCTTCCGCAACTCGTGGACAGCTTCGATGAACTGCGCACCATCGTGGACCCCAAGTCCATGTACGTCGAGAACGCGGCCAATGCCTTCGGCCGTGACCACGACGACGCGATCATCGGCGCGGCCTTCGGGACGGCGCAAGTCGGCACCGACAACGCCTCGCTCTCCTCGGAGACCTGGGCCTCCATCTCCTCGAACTTCACCGTCGCTGAGAACTTCAAGGCGGCGTCGGAGACCGGGCTGACGGTGGCCAAGATGATCGAGGCCAAGCGCATCCTGGAACACTACCACAACGACCTGGAGACCGACGACCTCACCATCGTCATCGGCTCCAAGCAGCACTCCGACCTCCTGAACCAAGTCCAGGTGGTCTCGACCGAGTTCAACGACCGGCCGGTGCTAGTCGAGGGCCGCGTGACGCGCTTCCTCGGCTACAACGTGGTGGTCTCGGAGCGCCTCCAGTTCCGCTCGGACGACGCCGATGCCCGCCAGGTCATCGTGTTCGTCAAGTCGGGGCTGTACCTCGGCGTCTGGCAGGACACCTACAACCGCATCTCTCAGCGCAACGACCTGTCGTCGGAGCCCTGGCAGGTGTACTCCAAGCACACGTTCGGCGCAACGCGCACGCAGCCCGGCAAGGTCATCGAGATCGACTGCCTGGACAGCACCGGCGCGGACATCACGCCGTAACGGGCAGCGAGAAGGAGAACAGCCATGTCTGCCGATACCCTCAAGTCCGCTTCGATCACCAACCTCGACGCCTCCACGCTGACGCCCAACACTTCGGGCGAAGGCGGGGCGGGCATCCTGCGCGAGATCAGCGATTTCGTCACTCCCACCACAGGCGGCCTGGGCGATACGACCTCGACCTACCGCATCCTCCGTCTCGCCTCCAACGTCGTCCTGAAGGCTCTCCGGCTCGAAGCCGGGGCCGTCCTGGACAGCGGCGGCGCGTCGGCGGCCCTGAAGGTGGACGTGGGCGCATACTACAGCGACAGCACGAACAACGACGGCACCGCCCCGGCCAACAGCGGCGTGGTCATCAATGACAACTGCTTCGCCGACGCCCGCGCGTTCGGGACCACGGCCGATAACGTGGTCTCGGGCATCGCCAAGCAAGGCGACCTGAACGTCGATGCGATGTCCAGCCTCAACCGGAACCTCATCAACAGCCAACTCTGGAAACAGGTCGGCCTGTCGAGCGACCCCGGCGGCTACATCGACATCGTTGTCACCGTCGAGACCGCGGCGAATACCGCGGTTGCGACCCCCTTCGCCCTCCGGGCGATGTTCGTCCAGTAAGGCGAGCAAGGTGGCGCGGGCCGGGCTTAACCTCCCCCGGCCCGCCCGCTTCCTTTGGAGACCCCGATGACCCTTGTACAGACCATCCTGAACCTGGTGTCGGCCCTGAACTCCGTCCCCACGGCTGTGACCGCGGCCAAGGCGGCGCTTCAAGACTTCGAGACCTTTCTCACCACCAACCTTCCGTAGGGCCTTCGGCCTGTGGACCACTCGCCAGCGAACCCTGGCCGGAACCCTCCTCGCCCTTCGACAGATCGCAGAACTGGAACCCCCGATGACCCGCAAGCTCCTCACCCTCACGAAAGGCGCTGACAGCAACAGCGACGGGCGGCCGAGCATGGCGCAAGGTGGCGGCGCGGGTCCAGTCACCAGCTACGACTACACCAACGTGGCCGCCGACATCGCCACCCTCGTGGCGGATGGCGCGACCCCCACCCAGGCCCACGTCACCGCCCTCAACGGGCACTGGACCACGCTGAAGGCCAGTCTCGACGCCATCGCCGCGGAAACCGGCGACGTGTACCTCTCGGTGGACACGTCCAAGATCGTCACCACCAACGACCTGAAGGCCGCGCTTGACAATCTGTTCAAGATGGCGCAATCTTCTGGCCTCGTGACCGCCTAAAGGAGCACCCCCATGGCCAACGTCTCATTCTCCGTGACCTACGGGTTCGACGCCGAACTCGGCGACACGTCCGCAGTCACCGAGGGCACCAGCGCGCCGGGCGCGGGTGATGTGGAAGTCCGCATCAACTCGGCCACGATCAACCAGAAGCAACTCTATCACGCTCTGGAGCAAATCTGGCGCTTCGCCTCGGACCCGCTGCAATCCACGTCCGTCCTCCCCATCGTGTGAGGCACGGCCATGGCCCTGTACACGCCCCCCAAGCCGACGCTGCTGGTCTCGACCCTCACGCGCCCGGCCGACACCAACGCCTACGCGCAGAACGACCTCATCGCCTCCTCGACCACGGCGGGGTCGGTCGTCGTGCCCAGCTTCGTGGCGGACATTGACGAGACCGACCTCATCGAGATCACGGGCGGCATCCTCTATACCAGCGGCGAGGCTGTCGCGACCTTCGCGGTCCACGTCGATCTGTGGTCTGTCGCGCCGACGTTCACGAACGGCGACAATGGCACCTACGCCATCGCCTCGGGCATGGCCTCTTGGCTCGGGCACTTGTCGAGCGACGTGGTGGGCACCTTCGGGCGCGGCACTGATGGCGCGGCCATGGACCTGAGCCCCGGCTCGACCTACCTGTCCGGCTACTCGACCGAAGGCATCTTTTGGGCGCGCAAGCCCGGCGACAAGCTGTACTGGTCGATGTACGAGAGCGACAGCACCGGCATGACCCCGACCTCTGGCGAGACGTTCAGGCTCTCACTCCGGGCCAACCAGCACTAGGAGGCTCCCATGGTCTCCGTCGCCGCCGGAACCTTCAAGACGGCCCTGGACATCGCCAACGCCGCGTGTCAGCACATGGGGTGCGCCCGCATCACCAGCTTCGACACGTCGGTAGATGACAGCGTGCAGGCCGACGAACTCAACTTCCGCTACGACAAGGTGCGCCAGGCTGAGCTTCGGCGCAACGTCTGGCGGTTCTCGATCCGCACGGCCCTCCTGCGGCCGGTGAGCGCCGCCAGCGCCATCGTCACGCCCCAGGTGTGGGATGCGACCAAGACCTACGTGAAGGGCTCCCTGGTCTCCTACAACGGCATCGTGTACCAGGCGCGCAGCGCAGTCGCGGTGAACCTGGAGCCGGACCAGAACCCGACTTCCTGGGCTCAGTTCTATGGCTCGCCCCAGGCGACCCTGTGGGACGCCAGCGCCGCCAGCGGTTACTCCGCGGGCGAGATGGTGTACACCCAATCGGGCTCCTCGACGCCCGTGACCTACATCAGCGTGAGCAACGCCAACAGCGACAACCCCGATACGGTGCCCGCCTACGACGCCACTGTGACCTACGACAAGGGGGAGACCGTGACTTATTCCGCCGTGGTGTACCAGTCCACCCAGGACTTCAACATCAATAACACCCCGACCGGCGCGGGCGCGTGGGTGACGGTGCCGGGCACGCAGAATGACCAGTACCAGGGCCAGAATTGGGTTAAGCTGGGGACCGCCAGCCTGGCCGCGGTGGACATCCTGTATCCGCTCGGCGTCGGCCCGACTGAGCAGTCGGAGACGCTCAGCATCTTCATGCTCCCATTCGGCTTCATGCGTGAGGCCCCCCAGGTCCCGAAGTCCGGGAGCGTCAGCTTCCTGGGCGCGCCCTCTGGTGACGCCTACCGCGACTGGACCTATGGCGACGCCTACTTCACCAGCCGCGACACGCAGCCCCAGCGGTTCCGTTTCGCGGCCGACATCGCCGACGTGACGGCCATGGACCCGATGTTCTGCGAGATGGTCGGGGCGCGCCTGGGCATGGAGTGCAACGAGCGCGTCACGCAGTCGAGCGAGAAGCTCCAGGCCATAGAGCAGGTGTACAAGAAGTTCGGCGATGAGGCGCGGGCGGTCAACGGGATCGAGACTGGCCCGACTGAGCCCGCGGTGGACGATTACATCCTAGCGCGGAGGTAGGCCATGGCCGACGCCAGCTTCCTCCAGGCCAACTTCCTCGGCGGCGAGTGGTCGCCCTACGCGCAAGGTCGCGCGGACGAAGAAGCCTACCGCACGGGCATGAACCTGTGCTACAACGGCATCCCCCTGGAGGTCGGCGCGGTGACGCGGCGTCCGGGCACGATCTTCTGTGCCACCACCCGGAAGGGTGTGGCAGGCGTCCTGCGCCAGTTCCACTTCAGCCAGAACGCGCCCTACAACATGGAGTTCACCCCGCTCCACATGCGGCTCTTTGCGGGCCAGGCGCTCCTGGTCAAGGAGCAGCGCACGGTCGCCAGCATCTCGACCGCGAACCCCGCGGAAGTGGCCGTCATGGTGGCCGAGACCTGGGCAACGGGGGATGAGATCGAGTTCGCCTGCACCCCCATCAGCGGCGCGAGCCCGGCGGGTCCGTCCCCGCTGTTCAACCGCCAGTTCGAGATCACGGTCATCGACAGCCAGCACTTCACCCTGGCGGACCCGGTGACGGGCGCGGGCTTCGACGGCTCGGTGCTTGATCTGTCCGGCTGGGAAGTCTCCGTCTCGAAGGTGGTGGACTTCACCACGCCCTACACGGCAGCGCAACTCCAGTCGCTCCGCGTCGTCCAGGACGAAGACACGGCGCTCATCCTCCACAACTCCTGGGCTCCGCGCGCCCTGGAGGCCACAACCGCCCCGGTCGCCGGGGCTCCTGCGGTCTTCAGCTTCACCACGCCGACCTTCCTGGACGGCCCGTACCTCGACGCCCCGAGTGATGGCAGCTACCTGACGGTGAGCGGCATCTCCGGCACGATCAACGTGACCGCCTCCAGCATCGCTTCGATCAATGGGGGCGCGGGCTTCGTCTCGACGGACGTTGGCCGGATGCTGCGTCTGTTCTCGGAGCCGGACGCCTGGGCCAGCGGCACGACCTACAGCAAGGGCACCAACGTCAAGTACAACAACGCCTACTTCCAGGCCATCGCCAAGAGCACCGGGATCGAGCCCGACACCGACAACGGCACGAATTGGGTGGTCACGACGACCGCGGCGCAATGGACCTGGGCGCTCATCACCGTGATCCTGAGTACCAGCGAGGTCACGGTTGTTCTCCAGCCCGGCGGCCTCCTGGACCGCTACCAGCAGCCGCTCGCAGGCGGCCCGCTGCTCTACAACAACCACATCAACACCTGGCAGCTTGGGCTGTACAGCGACACTACGGGCTACCCGACGTGCGGGTGCTTCTATGAGGGCCGCTTCTACCTGGCGGGCTGCATCCCCAACCGCTTCGACGCCACCATGTCGAACGAGAACTTCAACTTCGCACCGACGCTGCTCGACGGCACCGTGGCGGACAACAACGGCATGGCCGAAATCCTGAAGGGCGAGGACCGCAACACGATCTTCTGGATGGTCGGGACCTCGGCCGGGATCGCGGCTGGCACGCAGGGCGGCGAATGGTCGATCCAAGCCAGCCAGTTGAACGAACCGCTGAGCCCGACTTCGATCCAGGCGCACAAGGTCACGAAGTACGGCTGCGCGAACGTGGAGCCCCGCAACACCGGCCTGAGCCACGTCTTCGTGCAGCGGTATCAGAAGCAGGTGTTCGAGTACCTGACGGACGTGTTCTCGGGCAAGTTCATCGGGACCAACATCTCGCGCAAGGCCAAGCACCTAACGAGCGACGGCATCGCCGAGATCGCTTACCAGGCCGAGCTTGCGCCGATTGTGTGGGCGCGCACCAACACCAACAAGCTCATCGGCTGCACCTACAAGCGGGAGAGCCCGTTCTCGACGCAGCCCGCCAGCTTCATGGGCTGGCACCAGCACACGCTGGGCTCCGGCCGCGCGGTCGAGAGTATTCAGGCTGGGCCGAGCCCGGACGGCACGCTCGACAGCCTCATGCTCATCACCAATGACACGGCCACGGGCATCCGCTACGTCGAGTTGCTGACCCCGATCTTCGAGGAGACCGGGAAGATCACCGACGCCTGGTTCCTCGACGCTGCGGTCGTGCCGACTGCCTCGGAGGTCAAGACCGTGGCCGGGCACCTGTCGGTGGTCTTCTACGGTCTGGACTACATCGCGGGCAAGACCATCACGGCCTGGATCGGCGGGGTGGACGCGGGCGACTACACGGTGTCGGCCAGTGGCACGATCACGGTGCCCATCGACGGGAGCGCCAACCCGCTGCTGACGCAAGCCCTCCTGGCCACGCTGACGACCGAGAACGACTTTGGCGTGATCGGGGCTTCGATCCTGGTGACGCCACAAGGGCAGGGCTTCTTCAGCCCGGTCGGCGCGGCCCTGGACTATGTGTCCTCCTCCAGCGCGCCGCTGCACTACACCCGCGGCAACTTCGACTTCGACGGCAATCGGCTGTACCACGAGCAAGCGACGCACTCGGGCGACGCGGGCACCAACGGGCACAGCATGTTCATCTTCAACATCAAGACCCAGGCTCAGGTCGATGGTCCGGTCGCGCCCGGCGAACTCGCCTTCGCGAGCCCCGGCGTCACCTGCATGGGCTATGACGGCAACATCTACTACGGGACCGCGGACGGCTCGAACCTGGTGGGCCAGTTCAACACCACCAGCTACGTGAACACGACCTATAGCGACACGCATAGCCTGGCCGCGGCGGGCTACGTGGCGGCGCTGACGGACGGCACCGACCAGTTCGTCGTCGTGACCGGCCTGAACTCCGGCCAGGGCTCGCCCGCGCACTCCGCGCCGCTCTACATCATCCAGATGACGCCCACCCCCATGGCGGTGCCGCTCTCTGGCCCGCAGGTGGAAGGCGGCTACCTCGACTACTTCGATGAGGCTCCGGGGAGCATCGCGCCCGGCAATGCCTACCCGTTCCGCGGCCCCAAGGGCAGCGCCTTCGTGCTCTGCGTTGTCGGCACGGATGCAGGCTTCTACCGCGTCGGGGTCTTCGGCTCGGGCACCACGGCCAAGGGCGGCAAGGTCAAGATCACCACGGTTGCCGCGGCGTCGATTGATGCAGCCTGGACCGGCATCAACGTGGAGAGCGCGATCTATGATGAGACGGACGGCAACGTCATCGTCCTGTTTGTGGGCAGCAACAGCAACTACTACCTGACGAAGCTGAACGCGCACACGGGCGCGATCATGTGGAAAATCCTGGTGGCCTCCAGCGTCCCCTTCTGGCAATCGCGCGTGCGCGGTGGTCGGTTCACGATGGTGAGCGGCTCGGGCTCGCCCTGGACCCTCCTGGAAGTGGATACCATCGCGGGCACCGCCAACACGTCCACCACCGAGAGCGTTATCGGCCCCGATACGTTCGCCAGCGACGACAAGACGGGCCAGATCGTTGTGCAGGTGGGCGACATCGGCACGACCGATTGGGCGACCTTCGGCCCGAACTCCGGCGGTGGCGCGATCACCCCGGCGGGCTACTACATCGCACCGCAATCGCTCGGGTTCAACTACACGAGCAAGTGGCAAATCCTGCGCACCATCGACCCCCAGCAGGCGGGCTCGCAGAACGGCCCGGCCATGGGCAAGACGCGCCGGGTCCACATGCACGCCACGCTCCTGGCGAACACGCAGGGCGTGCAGTTCGGCACCGACTTCTCCAAGCCGATGCGTACCGGCAAGCTGCTGACGGCCGGACGCTCGACGGAGATCGCCAAGAACGTCTTGTTCACGGGCGTGATCCAGGATACACTGGAGGACACCTACAGCTTCAACAGCATGTGGGCGGCTCAGACCACGAGGCCGTACCCGACCACCATCGTGTCGGTCGAGTGCTTCCTCCATACGCAGGACAGGTGAGATGGCTGGCGGTAGCATCGACTTCGGCGGGTTGGGCGGCGCGGTCTCGGGGCTGTTCGGTGCATTCGGCGACTTCGCCGAGGCCAAGGCGTACAAGACGGCCAGCCAACTGGCCATGCAGAACGCGGTCATCACTGAGGAAGCCACCAAGCTCCAGGAGACCCAGGCCAACCGGCAAATCTTCAAGACGCTGGGCGCGCAAGCTGCTCAGGTCGGCGGCGCGGGCCTGGCGGCCAGCGGGTCGGCCATGGACCTCTTGCGGTCGAGCGCGCAACAGGGCGCGCTGACGAAGCAGTTGATCCAGGCTCAGGGCCTCATCACGCAGCAAGGCTTCGAGGCTGAGAGCGCGCAGTATCAGGGCATGGCGTCGGCGGCCAAGAGCGCCGGAACCGGCGGCATCTTCGGCTCGATCCTTAAGGGCATCGGCGCGGTTATCCCCTTCCTGTCTGACGCCAGCCTGAAGGAGAATATCGTGAAGGTGGGCGAGCGGCCGGATGGCATCGGTTACTTCCAGTACAACTGGAAGGGCTCGCCCGACACCACCTATGTCGGTCTGGTCGCGCAGGATGTGCGCCGCGTGCGGCCGGAAGTGGTGTCTATTGACGACGGCGGCTATCTCATGGTGGACTACGCGGCGCTCGATGAGTGGCCCCTAGTCCTGCGGAGTGTTTAAACATGCCCGGCAACATTGTCGAGTACAACAACCCCATCGACACCCTGCACCCGTCTGAGCAGGGCGTTCAGGCCGCCGTGCAGGCCGGTCGCCGCATCGGCGTGTTCTATCACCAGATGGGCGAGGATGTGGGCGGCGCGGTCGCCGAGGTTGGCAAGCAGTACCAGGACGAAGTGACGCGCCAGCAGGTGAGCCACGGGCTCGCCGCGCAGTCCCAACTGTGGGCGTCGCTGACGGATAGCTGGAACCAGACGGCCAAGGGCGCGGACCCGAATGACCCCAGCGTCGCCGCCAAGTGGCGGACGGAGCAACTGGAGCCCGCACTCCAGGCGTGGGGCAACGCCTTCACCACGACGCAGGGGAAGACCTACGCGGCCGAGGAGATGGCGCGGATGCGCCAGCACTTCACCGAGAGCACCCAGGCCGACCAATCGACCCTGGCCGGGATCGCTTCGGTGCAGAACCTCATCACCATGGGCGAGCAGTACAAGCAGACGGCCTTCAATGACCCGTCATCGCTCGATACGATCCTGGGCGCGCTAGACAAGGGCTATCGCGCCAGCGTGTCCATGCACACCGCCATGAGCGCCGAGGAGGCCGCCCGCGTCACGGGCGAGCCGCTGACGCAGATGAAGGCCGCGGTCGCCAAGTCGGCTATCGAGGGCATGATCGAGAGCGGCCCCAACGGCATCGCGGAGGCGCGCCGCCTCCTGGCCAGCGGCAAGTACGCCGAGTACATCGGCGATCCTACGGAACTCCTCAACCGGGCGACGGCCACCGAGGAGCGCAACAACTCGATGCAGCGCCAGCAGACCGAACTGGATGAGCACACCGACCGCATCCAGGGCGAGGCCGCAGGCTCGGCGATCTTCAACGACATCAGCGCCACCATCCGGGCTGGCGGCCAGCCGACGCCCACGCAGATCAAGGCGGCTTCTGACTGGTCCAACCATGACACCGGCCATGGCACCACCTGGGGCGGCCTCATCCCTGGTCGCAACGACGCACTCCAGAGCCTCCTCGACCGGAGCATCACCGACGCGAACTCGATGCGCTTCCAGACCTCGAACCCCCAGGTCACGGAGGGCTTCTATAACCGCGCCCTGTTCGACAGCAGCGACCCCAATGCCCTCACTCAGGCAGAAGTGGACAAGGCGTTTACGGTGGACCACACCATCTCCTCAGACGATCACCAGCGGCTCACCGAGGAGCTTCGGAAGCGGGACAAGCCGAACAGCGACATGATGCAGGCGACGAAGCTGCTCGACCAGAACCTCATGTCCACGATGCGCCCCTTCCTCACCAACGCCCCGGCGCTGAACGCAGACGGGACGCCCAACATCCTGGGCACCGGGGGCCACGATCCGAACGGCACGGCGGCCTGGGGCGAGGCCCGGCGCGAGAGCCGCGAGGTTCTCCAGGCGTGGGTGCGGTCTGGCAAGACGCCGATGGAAGCGGTCGAGATTATGACCAACCCGGCGAACAACCGCAACTTCATCCAGCGCCTCCAGTATTTCAAGCAGGCGGTCGCGAGCGGCAACTCCATGGCCTTCTTCGGCCACAACCCCCTCCCGGTGACGTACAATCCGGCGCTGGGGGCTGGACAACAGCAGGGTGCTGGTGGTACAGGTATTGCCCCCGGCCCGGACTTCCACGTCACTGGCGGGCCGGGCCAGATGAGGCGGCCGGGTGAGAGCCCGGAGGCGTTCCTCGCTCGAACCGGAGGTCACTAAGTGCCCACTCCTGGCGTCACCCCTATGCCCCCGGTCGCTCCGGGGCAAGCCCAACTGGACAGCCTCGCGGAGCACGGCTTTACCGCCTCTGAGATCGCGCAATATCGCCAGCGCCAGAACGAGCGCCTGGTGCAGGGTGGCTTCGACGCGGACAGCATCAACAAGTATTGGGGCTCGAACCAAGGCTCCCCCATCGTCCAGGGCTTCACCGCCTCGAACGTCCAGCAGCACTTGGCCGCAGGCACCACGCCGCCGCTGCACTGGTACGACTACCTCAAGGCGGGCTGGGACCACAGCGTCACCGGCCTGGTGCTCAGCCACGGGCAGGACAGCAACGTCAACCTCGCTGGGAAGGGCCTGGGGGCCGGTCTCCTATACAGCCTGGGGCAACTGCCCGGCGACCTCCCGTGGGCCTACGGCGGCGCTGTGGGTGGCTCCGCGGCCGGTGGCGGGCCGGAGGATGGGGTCGGCATACTGACAGGCGGCTTCGGTGCGGCCGCGTTCCCCGAGGCCAGCCGTCAGACGCTCATCGCAGCGCACAACGCGGGCCAGATACACTCGTGGCAGGACGCCCTCCAGGTGGCGTCGCACGGCGGCTGGGAGACCCTGAAGCAGGGCGCGGCGTCGGCGCTGGGGATGCGGGCCATGGGGCCGGTCGGCGGCGCTGTGTTCCGGGCGACGGGTAGCGAAGCCGCGGCGAACGTGGCGGGCGCGACGGCGAACGTGGCAACCACGACAGTGGCGTCATCGGCCGAGCAGGGGCGTATGCCCACGGCTCAGGACTTCCTGCTTGGCGCGACCACTCTGGTAGCGGCGCACGTCAGCGGCGTCGGCGTGGCGCGGGTGCGGACCAACATGCAGAAGGTGTGGGGCTCGACCGGGCTCACCCCCGTGGAGCAAGTGCAGCGGGCTCAGGCGGACCCGGCCTTCCGCCAGGAGCTTCTGCAACAGGACGTGCAGGGCGAGCCCGTGACGCCGCGCTGGCAAGCGACCGCGCATGACGACCCGCCGTCCCTGATGAAGCCGCCGCCGGGCTACCGCGGCCCGAGCCGGTCGCAACTGATGAGCAGCGCCGCCCCGCGCGCCATGGAGCCGCTGCACGCACAGCCCACCTTCGTATCCGGGGTCCAGAGCGCCATGGGCGTGCTCCGCTCCCTGGAGGCGTCCGGCCCGAACGCCGTGAGCCCGATGGGCGCGGTCGGTGAATACCAGATCATGCCCGGCACGGCCAGACAGTACGGCTTCGACCCGGCGCGGCTGAAGGACCCTCAGTACAACGAGGCCGCGGCGCGCGTCATCGTCTCTGACCTCTACCGCCGGTACAACGGCAACATGGACGCCATCGCCGTCGCCTACAACGCCGGACCCAGCCGGGCGAACGCCTATCTAGCCGCTGGCCCCGGCACACGCTTGGAGGCGACGGTGGACCCGACCGTCCGCGGCGGCATCCGCTACACCCGCGTGCCCGCCTCCAAGAATGAGGCGATGCTCCCCTTCGAGACGCAGAAGTACCTGGCCCTCAAGCGCCAGCACGAGAGCGTCAACCCCGGCGCGGAACCGCTCCCGAGCGGCGGCCACGTCCTGATGGACCCCGATACGAGGCTGCGTTTAAACGCGATCCGGTCGAACCCGGAGGGCGAGTTCAGCCGCATCATCGGGTCGCAGGTGCGCATCACGTCGGCCGAGCGCAGCGCCGAGCACAATGCCCAGCTTCCGGGCTCCTCCAAGACGAGCGAGCACCTGGCCAGCAACTTCGCCGCGGGCTACGGCGCGTGGGACATCACCGTCCCCGGCAAGACCAACCAGGAGGTCATCAGCCTCCTCCAGCGCGCGGGCCTTCCTTTTGACCAGTTGATCGAGGAGGGCGACCACGTTCACATCGGGTTCGGCCCGCAGACCCGCGGTGAGGTCTTCACCATGCGCAACGGCAAGGTGGTAGGCGGGAGCCCAGCGAACGAGCGGCCGGACGGGCGGCCGATCCCGAGCTACGACGCCAACCAGCGCCCCGAGAGCTTCGAGGCGGTCAACGCCGAGAACCCCGAGATGCGGGAGCCCGACAAGTCCCTGTCCGCCGCCGAGGTCTGGCCCAGCGCCACGGATGACGACCTGGTGTCCGGCACCCTGGAGAACGTGGGCGAGCGCCCGAAGTCGAGCATAGCCGACTTGGCGAACCCCGACCGACTGCTGACGCACTTCTTCTCGGAGCTTCAGCCCGCCCGGAACATCGACAACCAGTTGGTCCGCGAGGGCCTGATGGACCGCAAGACCGACTTCGGCGCGGAGGACGCCATGCGCCAGACCTACGCCAGCGACGCGCGGGCGGGCGTGTGGGTACGGTACGGCCAGATCGACAGCCCTGATACCAAGAACATCGTGGAGGGCTCTCACAGCCTCCTGGACGCCGTGCGCACCATGCGCGAGAACGGCGGCGACCCGGACGGTTTCCGCGCCTACATGCTGAACCAGCGGACGATGCAGAAGTCCACCGAGTTCCTGGACAAGGCCAAGGCCGCCTACGAGCTTGCTGTGGCCGAGGACGCGGCCAAGAGCACCAAGAGCACCAAGGCCAAGGTCGATGCGGCTCAGAAGGCCCTGGAGGCGATCACGAGCGGCGAGGCCGAGGAGGGCATCAACACCGGCTTCAACCCGCTCATCGCCAAGGAGATGCTATCCCGCGACAGCTTCAACA